AAAAAGGAGAACAACGCAATGAAACAAAACGTAAAAAATATAAAAGGCATAGAATTTGTTTGTATACATTGTCAGACATCCATATCGTTTGTGTTTGAAACGCATAAGGTTTTTCTCAATGAGTGCCCTAACTGCGGTGCGGAGTGGCTGCCTCAAACGCTAAACATAGAGGCGATGAGAAACATTAAACATACTCTAAAAACGCTAAGAGAAGCAAGCGGAGCGGATATTAGCTTAATATGCGACGATATTGAGGTAAAATAATACAAAGCAACGAAACTTAACAATCAAATTCTCTATTTAGGGGGCGCCCCCCCTATTCCCCCAAAAATTACCGTATTTTTTGGCTATTTTTCCGATTTTCCCAAAATTGTGTATATTTTGACACTATTTTTCTCTAATTTTCCCAAAAACTAGGTAGATTTGACACTGCGACCTACGCGATAATCGCTCTAAATCATGCGAAAAGGAGCAATTATGGCAATCACAAGTACGGGCTTTCAAGCCCCTGCAACGTCTAGACAAGGCTTAAAACCTTCGGTCTACGACAAAATCATTTTAATAGGCGCGGACGAAACGCCGATACTAAGTATGATCGGCACGTCTGAAGTCAAAGGCATAGAGCATAGCTGGCTAACCGATACGCTAGCGGCGCCGAAAAAGAACGCGCAGCTAGAGATTAGCGACTTTGACGATACGAGAAAAAGCACCGTTCAAAAAACGTCAAACGCAACGCAAATTTTCACGACGAACGTCAGCGTGTCAAGAAGTATGCAAGCAGTCGCTACGTACGGCGGCAAAGAGCTACCGCGCGAGATAGCAAAAAGAGCCAAAGAGCATAAACTGGATATGGAGTATGCGCTATTTGGACTAGGTCGCCACGCAAACGCAAAGCAATCCGTATTTATGGCGCCTACGATAAGAACCGATACGACGGCGGGCGAAATGGCGGGGATGTTCTACTATGTCGCTAAAGGTGCTGGCACGTGGAGTGCAGGCAAAAGAGGAAACGTGGTAGCTTTTGATAGCACAAACAACTGGAGCGGAACCGAAACGGTACTGACTGAGGAAATTTTGCATACTCTTTTGCAAAACATCTACGATGTGGGCGCAACTCCGAAAGACGTATTCGTAGGCGCTGGGCTAAAACCTGCGATCAACAAATTTGCTACTCGTCAATTTGGCAATGAAAAACACGTGAATTCAAGCGTAGTGAGCCTTGATACCGATTTTGGTAAGGTCAATTTCAGGTTGCACCGTTTCTTATCCCCAAAATTTGGGCTAGGCGACGTGCTTATTGCGGGCGATTTTGAGTATATGAAAAACGGCCTACTCGTGCCGACCGAGCTAAAAGACGTTACTACGTCAAAAACGGCTATCCAAAAGAGATATTATACAGAGGGCTGCCTAGAGGTTAGAAATGCCGACGCGTTTGCGATCGGAGTCGGACTAAAGGCGTAAAAATGCGCTGCCAAGATGCAAAAAAAATCTTGAAATTCAAGTGCGTCGGGGATAAGAAAGTCCCCGATGACGAAACGTTAAGCGACGTGTTTTTCGAGGCTATGCTATACGTGGCGAACAAATGCATACCAAATGAGCTTTTGCGCAGTATAGAAAGCAACGAACGGGTATATCGAAACGTAGACCAAAACGCATTTTTGACCTACCCCGATCGTCCTAATTTTAGCGACGAAAACGAACACCTGATGATAGACGAGGCGCTAACCTACGCCGTCATCAATGAGGTAGCGTTTCTGCTCAATCAAGACACGTACTACCGCACTCTAGCTCTTGAAATCATCGCCGACTACAACGCCAACTACGGAAAGGAATACGGGCTATGAATAGAGATTTATTCCCTGCGATTTTGAGCGCGCGGGTTTTGGCTACAGTTGATTTGCTTGCATTTTTCAAAGAGGCGAGCGAATTTTTTGCAAATACGACGAAAACTATCAAAGAAAGCGGACTAATCAAATGACAAGCATATACGAACTCAAAATGGGCGCGGAAAAACTTGAAGCGCTAAAATTCCTACTATCCCAAATCAAAGACCTAGAGGCTGCCGTAAAAGGCATAGACGTGAATGAGCTGCGCGAGTTTCGCTATCTAGCCGACAAGATGCAGGGGCTAAGCGACGATGTAGAGAAGTCAAAAGAGCTGATCGATAAGGCAAAAAACAATCTTGCCCCAATAGTGACCGATGTAGAGCGCGCAGGCAAAAACGCCAAAGACGAAATCAACCTCAAAACAGAGGCTTTTAGCGCGCTGCTCACAAGAAAAACAGAGGAGTTTGAACAAGTCAAAACTAGCTTTGAGCGCAAATACGAGGAGCTAACGGCTCTAAAATCTCAAATAGAGGGAAAGCTAGAAAGCGTTACATCGCCTATCGACGATAGCGAGCAGAGCGAAAGCAAGACGTATTCAAGCAAAAAAATAGACGAAACATACGCCAAAAAAGGCGAGACATCGGGTAGCGTAGACGTGAGCGGGCTAGCTACTAAAGAGGAGCTAGGCGCAAAAATAGACGAAATGAAAGCAAACGAGCTAATCGCGGCAAAAACTGCGACGCTAGCTACGAAAGACGAGCTATACGACAAGCTCACTACGACCATATACGAGAGCGACAAAGCAACATTTGCGCTCAAATCGCAACTAAGCGCGTATGTTACTACGGCGCAGTTAAATAATTGTGTCACGCAAAGCGCGCTAAATAAATACACCAAAGCGCAAAATATCACGAGCAATAGGGTAGATTTTATGCAAGGCGTAAATTTCACGGGTAGCGTAAGCGGGCAAATAACAGCAGGAGATAGAGAGGCAGGACAAAGCGGGCTAGTGTATATTAGCGGAGGCGTATCCGGCTTTTCAAGCGACTTTGTAATCCTAAACCAGGCCGAAGCGACGTACGGGCAAGGATACGTATTTTTTAGCTACTTTGTGCGACCAGGCGACAACAAAGTGCTAATTTCTTTCATAAAGGCTGCGTAATGTTAAAAGGCGCATTTTTTTTCGGGGGCAATGGCGGAGAACCCTATCCCGAAGTAACAAAGATAGTCAAAGAAGGCGGGCTAGACTATGTTTTGTGGGGGAAGGAAGTCCCAAATAGTTTTACGCGGACGTATCAAAACATTTGCGAGGCTCCTAACTACCACAAAAATAAACTAGATTTTAGCAAATTTACGAAAATCGGGGCAAACAATTTTAATAATTTTTCTCTAGTTTTGGTCGCTCCTGGTATGACGGAGCTAAATTTAAAAGCGTTACAGACGCTTGGGGCTAGCTGCTTTAACAATCTAAGCGGGGATATAAGAACCTTGAAAGTCCCCTTGCTAAGAGAAGCGAATGACAGTTTTTCCACAACTGCGCTAACAAAGATAGACGTGCCTTTGCTAGAAACCGTTGGGGGCAACTGCTTTTCAAACAACTCTATGACGGTCAATGATTTTACGTTTCCAAGCTTGCATACTATAACCGGGGCAGGCAATTTTTGCAACCTATCTAACGTATTTTATTTGACGATGAGGAAATTAGTAAAAATTAGTGGGGTGAATAATTTTAAAGGCTTAACATCCTTAAGCCAAATAGTAGTAAGCGCGGGTATAGATTCTGCCAGTGAATTCCGTCTCAAATCAGGCGTAGGCGCAAGCAAAATCAGAAAGGTATGACGATGAAACTCACGGCGAAACAAAAACTTCAAATAGCAAAAAACGTAGCGGTAGAGATACCGCTTGAGATTTTGGCCTTTTTCGTCGTGCCTATCGCTTTGCTTTTTTGCGGTAAAGAGAGCGAAAAACTGCCAAGATGGGCGGCGTGGTTTGATGACCCAGATTATGGCATAAACGGCGATGACGGCTGGAGAGGCGAACACTATCCAAACGGCAAGAATAGGACGTATTGGGCTAGACTATGTTGGCTATACCGCAACCGCATAGGCGTATTTAGCGCGAAGTATCTGGGCGTGCGAGTAGAGGACATCGACGCGGGCACAGTGCGCACTCAAGGCGACGCGCTAGCAACATACAACAAAGGACAAAAATCGACCGAGTGCCTAGTTACTTGCAAGCTCAAAGACGGGACGGAGCGTTTCGGCTACTACCGCGAGATCAGATATGGCAAATCAAAATGGTACTGCCGTATCTATCTAGGCTGGAAGCTAATGGACGTCGTGGGTATGCGCGAGGACAACAAGCACGCGTATATGGACGAGAACGACAAAAAGATACTCCAGACGGTTTGGGCGGTAAATCCGTTTAAAAGGATAAAACAATGAGCTCGGCGGTCAAATTTGCAGCCATTGCGGCGATAATCTTGGCCGCCGTGCTTGCCATAAATTTGCTAAAGGGGGCGTGATGAATTTCCTAATCGCAAACAAGCTTTGGCTAATCGTAATCGGCGCTCTTGCGGGCATAATGCTCGGGCTTGGGGTTGAAATTTGGAAACTAAGAGACGACATCAAAGAAGCAAAGGCTGGGCTAGCTCAGGCGCAAAAAGAGCTAGCGATAAAAGAGGCGGCTATCCAAGTATCGGCGGCAAATCTAAGCGAGTGCAATACGCGTATAGATTTTCAAAACGAGAAAATCAAGGCGCTAACCGTAAAGCCGCCCGACGTCGTAAAGACGCAGGAGCGCGTAGTGACGAAATTTAAAAAGATAGAAGTACCCGTTAAAGACGCGCAGTGCGAAAAGAAACTCAAATTTTACGAGGAGCTGATAAATGAAGCAGGCAAATAAGGCAACTGTCAAATTTTGTTTGATAGTTGCAGCGGTTTTATCTTTAGCCGGGTGTGCCAAAGAGCCTCAAATCATCACAAAAACCGTCTATCAAGAAGTGAGAACGCCCGTAGCGTGCCTTACGAAAATGCCCCAAAAGCCGAAATTCGAGGCAAACGACCCGCAAAGCGCGCAGGGTCTTATGGAGTATTTCAAAACCTGCGAGGAACTTTTAAAGGGGTGCGTAGATGATAGAGTTGGCGACTAGAGCTAGAAAATTTTGGCTAAGCAAAAAGGCTATTATCGAGATCGTTTTATCAATCTTGCTAATGTGGCTAGTCACGAAGTGAGGGAGAAAAATGGATGACGTAATAGAGGAGATAGGGCTCTATTTTTGGGTGATTTTGGTGGGACTAGTAGGCGGACTGCTGAATATGGCAAATAGCGGCAAAAAAGGCGCGCAAAGGCTTGTAAATTTAGCCGTAGGTACGGCTAGCTCGATGTTTGTATGTTGGCTAGCGTATGAAACAACGTTTTATTTCACGCAGGCGCCTAAATTCTCGCTAGCAGTCGGCGGGTTTTTCGCGTGGAGAGGCGCGGAGTGGGCTACTGCGATGATAGATAAAGCCGTAGAAAAAAAGATAGAAGGGCTAAACGGCAATAGCTACGACTACGGGGACTACGGCGGAAGCTTTAGGCACGAGGAGCGGGAAGATGACAAATAGCGAGATATTGCAGGCGGTGCAAGGCGGAATTACCGCCGCGAAGTAAAAATAAAGGATGGAAAATGGCAAATTTTAACGATGCTTTTCAAATTTTGATGAGGCTTGAGTTTTCTAAGCCTGAAAACGCGCTACATAAAAATCCGACCGAAAGCGGCTGGACGTTTATGGGGATATACCAAAACGCGCACCCTCACTGGGCTGGTTGGAATGAGATATTAGGCGCACTAGCCCTTAATAACGATGTTAAAAAAATATCCAAAACGCTTTTTGATAGCGAGAATTTGCGCGCGCAGGTGCGAGCATTTTACAAAGAAGCATATTGGGATAGGATGCGGCTAGACGAAATTTCAAGCCAGCTAAAAGCGAATGAGATGTTTATCTTTGGCGTGAACGTCGGTGTAAAGCCTGCCGTAAGAGTTGCGCAGCAGTTGGTAGGCGTAGTAAATGACGGCATAGTTGGCGATCAAACGGTAGCGGCGATAAACCGATATGACGAGGAGCGATTTGACAAGCAGTTCGACCGCGCCGAGCTTGAATACTACAACAAACTAATCGAGAAAAATCCGCGGTTAAAAATTTACGCCAACGGCTGGAGAAATAGAGCGCTGGCGGTGTAGTATGAACTTATACTACGACAAAACCTTTATCATAGATAGCGCTTTTACCCTGCAAGTGGCGTACACGGGCGAAAACGGCGAGGAGATAAGATTTAACCCCGAGTACGACGACGTATTCGTCGCTTTTACGAATATCGAAAACGACGTCGGGTTTTACGTCACGGGCGTAGGCGCGATCAGGGGTAATGAAATTTTAGTGCGATGCGGTAGCGAAATATGGCAAAGCGCACCTAGCGGGTTTTTCAAAAACGACATCAGCGACATATACGGCTACGGCGGAGTATGGCACGCGTATAGCGTATGGATAAGAAACAAAAATAACGACAAATACTGCGTTTTACGCGGTAAAGCGAAATTAGTAAAAGGAGCGGATATGAGGGCTAATTTGGTGCCTGATTATTGGGCGGTGCGTCCAAATACGGGCGGCAACGGCGGCAATAATGGGGGAAATAACAATAGCGGCGGTACGGGTGGCGGTAGCGGCGGAGATGTAAACGTATGGGATCATCTAACTGAGCTTGAAAAAATAATCGAGGACTATCTAAAAAAAGAATACACCTTTGATAACGTCAATTTGCGCGATAAGCTCAAAGGCGTAATCAAAGACGTAAAAGAGCTAAAAACCGAAGTCAAGGCCGTAAACGACAAGATACAAGCTATCGTCACTACAAAAGACGTCGCTGTGACTACCGACAACGAAGCGTTAGCGCAGGCCATCAAACAAATCAACGCGAAATTCGGCGAAATCAACGCCAGCATAAACGAGCTAAAACAAAGCTATGCTAGCAAAGACCAGGCGCTAGCGCAGAAATTTGATGAGCTAAAGGCTACTTTGCCTAATGCGGACAATCTATCGACGCAAATAATGCGCAATGTGGAAACAAAGATCAACCGCGCGGTAGATGGCAAAACAAGCTCGATAACAAGCGACCTAAGCAGGCTAAGCGCGACGGTAAGCGGTCAAAACGTAAAGATTGACAACGCCTCGACCATAGCCACGCAGGCTAAAGACTACGCCGCGCGCGTAAAATCGGTCGTAACCGATAGCAGAGGAAGGATAACGGGCTGGAGCTACGGCGACGGCAGCAACCAGCAGTCTAAATTTGAGATAAACGCTGACAACTTCAGGATAACCGATAGCCTAAGGAGCTTGACGCCGTTTGAAATATCAGGCGGCAAGATAAAATTCGGCGCGGATGTGAGTTTCGATCAGCTAAAACAAACCAACACGATCATTAAGATAGAGCGATACGAAAATAACGCGTCAAACAATAGAACCATATACGCGAATTTTAGCTCAAGCTCAAACGCGTGTATCGTATTGTGGGGAAATTCAGACGGTAGTAAGAGCGGAGTTAGCTTTTTAGGGCGCAACGGTTACGGCGGTTTTCACGGCTCGTTTACAATGCAACCAAATACCGCCGCGATAATGCTTTATCTAAATCAAGAAGCCTTAAGGTAGGGGGACAAATGTATTATTATCTAGAAAAAGACACAAAAATCATCGTAGGGCAAGGCAGCGAGGAGCACCCGCGCTATTTCAGCGTGCTAGCCTCCGTAATAGATAATTTAGGCGCAGATAACCCGATGGGGTATAAGTTTGAAAACGGCTCTCTAAGCAAAAGCGCAGAAATGCTAAAAAGCGAACGGGAGCAAGAAAGAGCGCGCAAGCTAGCAAATTTGGAGATAGAAATCGGCAGTAAAATTTTCCCCGCAGACGAGGCGAGCCAAACAAGAATGATGATCGCCCTAAAATCGGCTGAAATATCAGGCGTGCAAAGCGTAAAATTCCCAACCGTAAGCGGGGAGCTGGTCGATGTGAGCGCGCAGGAGCTAAAACAGATGATAATCCTTTGCGCCCAAAAGCTCAATGAAATTTTAGGCGGGGCAAAATGACGCCCGAGCAAGAAACCGCGCTAATAGCTGCGGTTAATTCCGCAAACGCCGCAATAGCCGCAGTGAGCGATAACGTAGCCGCTATAAATAGTAAAATAGCGGGGCTAGAGGCAAAATTTGAGGGACTAAGCGCGGACGTTGGCGGGGTTAAAAAAGACCTTGCCGCGCTATCTGAAAAAACGGACGACGACGCGGATTTGATAAATTTCAAGCTCACGCGACTAAATAGAGAGAGGGCAATAAGATGAACTTCACAGACAAGTATATCGCCAACTTCGGCGATATGCTAACGGAAACTACGGCGGCAAATACTCCGTATCAAAAAACGCTGGAGTATCTAAACGAGCAATACGACAAATACAACATCTCAAACGAGCTCCGCGCGAAGTACATAAGCGAACTGCTAGCAAATCTAACTATGGGCTACACCGCGCAGGCTATGGCGCAGGCAATGGAGCTAACATACCGTGAGCTAACCTTTGACGAGGAAATGAACGGGCTAAAAGAGCAGACCAAAAGCGCGCGGCTAAGAAACGAGGAGCTAGAGCGCGGGATGAACGATAGGCTCGCGGGGCTAAAAAAACAAAACGAACTGGTGGACGCGCAAATAAAAAAGCTAAAAGACGAGACCGAGCTGGCTAAAAGCCAAAAGAAGGCGATAGATAGGCAAGTTAGGGATAACCGCATTATCAAGGCCACATCTACGCTTGGCGGGTTCATCTCTGAAAACCAAGCTGGCGGAATGATAGTGCCTGCGGATATGACGAAGGTCTTTTTTGATATGCTTTCTGGGCTAGTCAAAGAGGATTTGCCGGGACTTGGCAAACCTGCTAAATTCGATATGGAAAAAAGGAAGTGAACTACACTAACTTCGACTATCTAAACGTTACTAATCCCGACACGGGCGGGGTTTACGACTTTATGGCGGGTGGACTGTTTGACGGATATTACGCAGGCAGCTACGGCTATAACGCCTTAAATTTACCAACCCCCGATCTAAGAAGTTTTTTTATCAACCAAGCCTTTTCTTTGACAGCAGCCCTGCTCGAGCTAAACGAGGACTTTGTAGAATTTATACTAATGCCTATGCAGATTTTGCTTTTGCGAGAGGATAAGGATGGCGCCGCTACGCTAATATCAAGCGCAAGCGAGATAATAGCAAAACAAGCCAAAGAGCGTAAAGCCGTAATCAGGCAAAGCGACCGGGGCGATAGCTTTGGCAAAGGGCTAGGCGGTAGAACTCGCGGTGAGATAAATAGAAACTTTAGGCAGTTTTACGGCGAAATGATGATGGATAGCCAATATGAAAACGCCGTAGAAGGGCTAGGGTATGTTTTTGGCGGGGTATTTGGGCGTATAGCCGCAGGTATGCTTTATGACGGGGTAGTAAACGGGGAATTTAATACCGCCAATATCGGCGAGGCTTTGCTAGGCGAGCTAAAAAATACGCTCACGCAAAGTGCGCTAAGCTATGGCTTGCGGGCATTAGGCACGGCTCCGTCGCTGCTAGGGATGTTTGGGCTAAGCCTTGCCGTAGGAACGATCGTCGATGAAATAACGGAGGTAATTGCGGGGCTTGATAATCATTTCGGACTTGGCGGGGAGTTGCAAGGATTTGATGCGGACGGTGCGCCGTATTACGATAGGGCGCTTGGATTTGGAGAATTTTTAAGGGATAAGTTTGGGATGCTAGATAGCCACGTTGAGCTTGAAAATAAAAAAGGCGATGTAGTGGGGTATAGAGTGCAAGATAAGAAATTTCTTTATGTTGATAAAACAAGGCCCTCTAGCGTAGTAAGAACCGATACGATAGAGATCGGAAAAACCTACGGCATGCCAAGGCGCGGTTATAACCCGCAATTTAATTTAGGCATAGGACTAGGGCATATGGGGCTAGAGTTTGGCTATGCCAGACAAGAAAACTACGGCTGGGCGAGCGAACTAAGAGGCGCGCTAACCCAGAGCCTAGAAGAGGTACAAAATAGTTTCTCGTACCAACTAAACGCCACCGTAACGGCGCCGAGTACGCAAGCGAGCGATATTGCGGCACAGGCTTTGCAAACCGCGCAAGTAAACTCTACGGGCGGAGTAGAAATATCAAATAAAACAAGCTCTATGGAGTGGGCGGAAAGAGCCGCTAGGGCGCAAGGGCGAGCGCGAAACGGAGGCGGTTTTGGTGGGGTAAGCCCATCAAAAAATAAAAGCGGGGGCTGGAGTATGCCCAATAATAAAGTCGGCAACTGGCTAGAGGCGGGCTCATTGCTAGGCTTTGGCGGCGCAAAAGTAAATCCGAATAAGCAAAAACAGCTAGCCGACGAGCTCGGCAGACAAAAGACCGCACAAGAAAAAGCTAAAAATAGCGAGGCAGGAAGGACAAGCAATAACCGCAACTTTGGGGCAACGACCGGATATGGCAAAACGAGCCGCGGGGAGAAAAGTAGACAAAGACAAGCGGCCAAGAACTCCGCCGGCAATAGGAGTGGAAGCCGAGGCAAAAAATAGA